GAGGTTGGCGCGGAACTCGACTTCGACTAATCCTGCATTCATCTCAGGTCCCTAAATTTTCGCTAGCGAACGAATCCACGCCTGCGTCGCCGTGACCGGCGGGGGTGCTGCTTCTCTCTCGACTGTCCAAGGCGCTGCCCGGTCCCGCTTCACTGCCTTGTACGACTCGTCGAGGTACTCCTTCGACAGGCTATGTATGAAGCGCGCTTCCCAAGGTTGCAACTCAACCCCCGTGCATTGCATCCAATCACCTATCTCGCTGAACGTAACCGGACCGGCACCCATGCCCGCCGCAAGTGTCGGCCCGATCTCGAAGAAGTGCGAAAGCAGGTATTCGGAGCCGTGCAGCGGGGGCATAGCGGGCTCGTAATCCTCTGCCTTCCGCCCTCTTTTCGCGATGACCCAATTGTGTTTGAGCGCTTCGAGCCGCGAAAGCTGCGGCCCTTTTATCTCGACCGCCTCCGCCCGCTCCGGCGTAGCGCTGAGCCACGCCGAATAGCGCACAAATACCTTTAGCTCTTCGTAGAGGGCATCGTGAAATTTGACCACTCACGCAGGTAGGCGGACACTTGATCGGCGATAAAGCCGATGGAATTATCCGAATAGATCGCGAGCGAAAGCTCCTTGCCCTGCAACTCTTCGTACTCGACGTTCTCCCATCCCGCCGTACACGTAGCTAGGAACTCCGACTGCTCCGCGAGCCGTTCCTCCGTCGTCTGCTCCGCCGAGTTGCCCTTCTTGCGCAACTTCGACAGGAACAGGTTGCTCTGCGCCGTCGTTGCCCGCGCGTGCTGCTTCGATCCGGGGCCGTACAGATTCACTGCCATCGGTTTGGTCTTGTCCGGTTCGCCGTCGCCGTTCGGGACGTACATCAAAGCCTCCCCCGCATCGCGGAGGTGTAGACGGCCGGTCGGGTTTACTGCAAAGCTCTTGATGTTCATTTGATCCTCTTAGCTGGAAGTTGAGAATGCCCCGTACCCCGTCGCCGGTCCCCAGCTAGAGGGACGCGACGAACGGGGCCGGTTGCACGTTACTTGGGCGCTATTCAACCCAAATTTCAAACTGCGCCGATGATGACCGGGGCACGACATACGCCGATCTTCGCGGTCGCGATGAACGCTTCCGCTTCCTTCGCACCCGGATACTTGAACCCGGAAACGATCACGTCGAGGTAGTGGATCTCGCCGTCGGGGTACGTGACCCGCATCGTCCAATGATCCGGCGACGACTCCGCCTCCTGCACGAGAAGCTGACCCGGATCGTAGGGCATGTAGCTCATGGTCATGTCACCGTCGCCGTAGTCCGCCTGTCCCTTGATCTTCTCGACCGGGGACGCAATCGGCTTGATCTTCTGCACGTCGCGCTCCGCGCCGTACGGGGTGAAGGTGATCACGCGGTCGATGAACTCGAAGCTCAACGCCGCCGACCCGCCCGTGTATCCGGCTTCGTCGTACGTATCCGGCAGGTCCCTGCTGATTTCGTAGGTGGTGCCGGTCATCGTCATGGTCGCGGTATGCGGCCCCGCCTGCGCCTGCTGCGAAGGCAGCGCTACCCGGCCGGGGGCGTCGTCCCCGAACCGCGCCTGACGCTCGCGCTGTTGATCTGCCTGTTGCACTTGTACCGCCGAAGCCAGCGGCCGTACTTGCATTGCATGTTTCATGGTGTTCCCTTTCGACGGCGTTGAAAAAGTTCGGGGCTAGCTCCCCTCGTGCTGCTCCTTCTAGGTCCGGTCCTCGTAGTACCGAACAAGAAAGTCCCTTGATCGCGAGAACAGCGACGCTGACTCGTCGTTGAGGTCAGGCCCTTCGTTCTCTAGATCGATACTGTCCACGTCGATGCCGTTGATCAGCCCCCGCTGATTCGGGCACGCCTTCGGCACCAATCGCATGATCTCAACGAGCCCCATGTACCCGGTCCCCGGCGTCGCCGAGCGCTGCCCGTCTACAAGCGTCGATATCTGCACCCGGTCGGTGATGAGCGAGCGCCCGCCGCGCCGGATCGTGCGGAAGTCGTCGCCGTCAATGTGCAGGATGATGATGCAGGGGCGGTCGGTATTGATCGACAAATCGCCCGCGATGATCTGCTCCGGGGGCACGATTGCCGTGATCGGCGCATAATTCGCGAGCAGGTAGCGAACGACAAGCGCCCCGCTCATGTCAGTAGCTCCACTTCCGTATCCGGCACGTCAAGCCCTTCCTTCTTCTCCAGAATCTTCTTCGTCGCTTCCGCCATCGCGATGATTGCCGCCCCCGCCTTCGCATCGAGCGCGGGCCGCATGAAGCGCGTAGACTCGGCGCTGAACCCCGGATGATGTACAACGGTGCGGAAGATGCCGAGAAAAGCCAGCCCCGCGAAGCGGCCCCCCGACGTTCGCTTCGACCCGATCAAGTGCGCCTTGACGCCCCACTCTAACCATTTGGCTATGTGCGAGTGCTTGCCGGTCGTGCGTACGAAGACGCTGACCCGGCCCCCCTTCACCCGCGCCCGCACCTTGATCCCCCGCGCAAGCTCGCCGATCTTCGTACTCTTCGCGAGGTTGTTGATCGCCTCCTGTTGCACGAGCTTCGCCCCGGCCCGCATCGCCCGCGACGTGACGTTCTTCTCCATCTTCGGCGGCATCGAGTCGAGCAGCTTCCCGTACTCGGCGAGCCCTTTGAAGTGCAGCAGCGAGTCGGAGGTGCTAGGGGTGTCGGTTAACTGTTCGGCCATTATTTAATCGTCTCGCACATAACCTCAAGCTCGCGCTCGCGGCCCTCGTCGGCGACTTCACTAGGCCCGCCGATGATCTGCATGATCCCCTTGTCGCTCCGGCCGAGCAGTTCCATTCGCATATCGGTCGTGATCCCTTCGTTGTAGCGGTAGCGGACCCGCGTCAAGTTGCGCGCGACCGGCAAGTTTAAAATAACCGTCTCGTTACGCGACGGCAACTCATCGCGCACGTTTGCCCAAATCACCTTGAACGTTATCCATCCGCCGACCGACTGCCCCGCCTGATCGGTGCCGAGGATGCCGAAGTATGTGACCTTCACCCGGCGGTCGTACTTGCCCGCGCCCATGTCAAAGCCCCAACGACTGCCGGTACTTACCGAGCAGGAAGTTGATCCCTACCGGCAATTCCAGCATCTTGATCTTGCCGGTACTCGCTTCGCGGTTGTCGTAGTAGTGACCGATCAGCAGCAGCATAGCGGTCCGCACCGGCTCCGGAATCAGTATCGGCGGCGAGTCCCCCGTCGGGTAGCCGACGTTGTACTGAATGCGGACAGAGTCGGTATCGACCCGAGCCTCCGGAAAGTAGCCCCCGTATTTCGGCTGCAACGTCGGAATGGGGAAAAACCGGCTGATGCGATACTCGACCGGATCGAGTACCTGATCTACCCCCTCCACGTCGAGGTAGTTGACCCGCTCGACCGAGATGACCGGCCCGTACGGCAATTCGATGTACTGCTTGTGCGTGCGGGTGTAGCCGTAGAAGTTGAACCCATAGTAGGCCCCCGGCAAGTGCTGCCGATCATGCTCGTTAACGCTCCGCGCGTTGAACGAATCCGACGACACTTCGAGCCGCCGGTTGATCAGCGACAGTTCAAGCTCCTCTTCGCACGCCTGCCGCGCCGATTTGATAAGGCTTGCAATGAGCAGCGCCTCGACGTACACCGGGGGCGTGCCGCCGTCGTTCGCCGCCCGCAAGTGATCCCCCGCCTCTTCGACGCTAATCGGCTCGATAGCGCTTTCCGTACCCGGTACGATAATCGGCTTCATACGTTCCTCTGCTTTGCGCTGCGCACGTCAGTAGACTCGACGAAGCGCACGAGGCGCTCCGCTTCCCTGTCCACGTCGATCCGCTTCTGACACTTATGCACTTTGCTGAAGCACTCGCACGGCTCGACCGGCTGTACCCAATGCTGCAACGGGTCGCCGTGATCGTAGAAGCGCGCCGACTCGTGCCCGCCGAAGACGCCGACGAGCCGCGCCCCGACCGCCTGCGCGAGGATCAAGGCGAACCCCGGCGAGGCGAACACCAGCGACGAGCGGGCGGCGAGCGCAGCGAGCAGTTCGAAGGGAAGCTCGCCGTTGTGATACACCGCATCAGCTTCGAAGCGCTCGCCGACGATCCACTCCTTGCCCTCTTCGAGGTCGGCGACGGAAACCACGTAGAAACGCTTCCTGATCGCGCGGATCAAGGCAAGGTAGGCCGGGGGGTCGGGGTTCCTTGCGGCGCTTCCTGACCACTCTACGCGCTCAACAAGGGGCCTATAGAAGAGCAACGGCTTCAGCGGGCGCAGGATATCGAGCAGGCCCTGCAGCCGCAGGTCCCACTCCTCCGGCACCGGCAACCGGAAGTCGTGCGGCTCGACCGCGACCCCCGACGTTTTCGCCATCGCCCCGAGGAAGGTCCCGACCCTCTTCACGTCCGGTTGCGTGTAACTGATCCGATGCGTCGTCGCCTGTACCGGCGTCCGCGTGCTGTAGGCGAAGTCCTCGCGCTTCGCGTTCTTGATCTGCGTGCGCAACCCGGTCGCCTTGCGCAGGAGGTTCACCGGCAGGTCGTGATACACCGACGGCCACGGCGTCTCAAGCCAAACCTCGTTTTTCTTCAGCGCCGCGCGCACGACCGCCCGCTGATGCAGGTTGTCGCCGAGCCCCATCATGCCGGAGATGATCATCGACGGCTTCGGCCGCAGCGCGTCGGCGAGCGAGCGCCGGGGCAGCGCCGTGATCGCCGTGCGCCGCGAGGCGTTGACGATATCGACGCCGCGCGCTTCGAGGTCCCGTGCAATCGGTTGCATACGCTCTGCCCATTGATCGAGCGTCCCGAGGTTCGGAAGCCCGCCCTCGTGATCGCCGAAGTGATGACTCTGCCCCTGTTCCCCGCGCAGCATGTCGTAAGCCAGCAGCACGATCTTCGCCACTCCCCATTGCGCGACGAGGTTGACGAGCGCCGCGCCGCTGTTCATGTTGTTGTAGATGCGCCCCGGCCGCATCGACAACCCCTCGCCGTTCTCCTGCGCCTCGATCCGGTTCACCGCCGAGCCCCGGTACTCGCACGAGGTCCAGCGCTCGCCGGGGAACCGCCCTTCAACGTCCGCCCCGTACACGTTCCACCATCTCAGGTCCGAAGCGTAAAGCACGTCCGCGAAAGGCGCGTCGCGGAACGTCGTGCCGACGACCGCTACCTTGCGCCTTTGCGGGTCAGCTTTGCGCCACGTTCTGACGATTTCAACGTCGGCACGGGTAATACTAGGGCCGCTTGCGATGCAGACGACGGTGTGCCCTCGCCATCGTCCGAAGCTTTTCCCGCGTCGCTGCCCCCCTTCGCTACCTGCACCGGGAGCGCGTTCGGGAAGCGCACTAAGCCCGCGCTCTGCAACTCCTGCGCCGTACCCGCGTCGAGTTCGAGCGGTCGCCCCTCGTGCGCGTCGATCTGCCCGTGCGCGAAACTCGTCAACGGGATACACGTAATCGATTTCATGTTCTCTCCACTAGCCGGGAAAAAACCCCCTCGAAGGCGGGAGGAGACTGCTCCGAGGGGGAACAAGCATCCGGAAGGGGATACGACCGGATGGCGCGTCAAAGCACAACTCAGGTTGAAGGCAGGTTCGTGTTCTTGATGAACGCTTCCGGCCGATAGACCGCGAGCCCGAGCCGTTCCTCCGCCCGGATCGTCACCATGTTCTTGATGAAGTCATCCTGATTCTCGGTCGATACGACAACGTTCGCATCCTCGCGGTCGAACACTTGCGCGCCGAGCTTGAAGGCTCCGACGAGCGCCGTGTCTACGGTCATCGACATCGTCGCCACAATCGGTCGGCCCCAAAGCGCCGGGGTCGCGAGCGATTGCGGATTAGCGAAGATGTAGCCGCCGGTCGTTTCCTTCGTCAGTTCGATTGCGGCCCAATCCGCCGGGTGCAGCACGATCCCGGTCGCCGGGTAGAGCGCAAGCTCCGCCTGCAGCAGCATCAGGCGAATAGTGTCGATCTTGGTCGGGGCCGGGATGACAATCGGCGCGGCGAACGCGGTCGCCTGCGTGTAGATGCCGTTCAGGTTGTTGCCGACTCCGGAGCCCTTCAGCAGTTGCGCCTCCTCGACCAACGCGAGCCCGTAGCGCAGGCGGTAGTCGATGTTCGACTGCAACTGCTTGAAGTCGTCGAGAATCTGCTTCGACGCCTTGATCCAGTGCGCGATAGTGACCACTGCGGTCTGCATCAGCGCGTAGGTGATCGTCGATTCCGGCTTCTGCACCGTCTCCGATACCGGCGCGGCGGCATTGGTGAACCCGGTTTCCTTGACGTACTGAATCAGGTTCGACTCGGTCCGCCCCGGCGAGATCAGGTCGCGCACCGTCAACCGCTGCGCAGGCAGCGCCAGCACCCCGGTCTGCACGTCGGGCGCTACCCCTATCGTCGTCGTGTTCGTCGTCGGCAGGCTCGTGATCGCCGCCTTGATGTTGTGAATGAACCCCGACTGCACCGACTTCATGCCGCCCTTGTTGATCCACTCCTTGAACTCCGCCGACGCAACCATCGACTCGCCGAGCGACATGGTCCGCGCCTGCTCGTCCTGCCCCCGGCGCGCCAGCTTCTGCTCGACTTCGAGTTGTCGCGCCTGCATCTCGCCCTGCTTGATCAGCAGTTCATCGACGCGGACCTTCGTCTCCGCCGTGCAGTCGCCCGCCTTCTTCGCCTCCGCGAGCGCCTTCTCCCCGACTTCCTTCACCTCGTCGCCGATCTTCTTCAGCGCCGCCTGAATCTGAGTCATCTCAGAGTGATCCATAGCGTTCCCTTTCCGTTACAGTTTGAATGATTCGAGCAGTGTCAATACCTCGTCAGCAGCGCACGGCGTGCCGGTTGTTGCTTCGGTAGCGCGGG